GATTGCCAGCATGGAAAGTTTTATTTCTGCATCGTCTCGCGCGTTTGCTGTTACTGATGACGAGTTGAGGCCTGCAATGGCAAGCCTTACTCGATCAACTGGCTCGGCAGAGGAAGCACAAAAACTATTAGAGACTGCATTAAACATTAGTACCAGTACTGGCAAAGATTTAGAAACTGTCACACTTGCGCTTGGTAAAGCTTACAACGGGTCTACTAGCGCGCTAACAAAACTAGACCCATCGCTCAAAGGTGTCATTGACTCTGAGTCAACAATGACTGACATTACTGAAGCGCTTGCTGTTTCGTTTGGTGGGTCGGCAACTGTTGCAGCGCAATCGTTTGAGGGTCAAATGAAGGGCATGACTATTGCGTTAGACGAAACTAAAGAATCTATTGGTGCAGCGCTATTGCCAGCGTTGCAAGCGTTACTTGGGATACTTAAACCTGTTGCAGACTGGGCACAACAAAACACAACAACATTTTTAATCTTGATAGGCGTTATCGGTTCTGTTGCTACAGCAGTTATTGCAGCCAATGTCGCTATGAAAATTTATCAAGCAACACTTGTGCTAACCAAGATTGCCACTATTGCACTAAACGCGGTAACAGCTGCTAACCCATTTGTTTTAGTTGCAGCTGCAGTAGTGGCGTTAACTGCAGCAATGGTATTTTTAGAAGTTAAATTTAATGCAATGTCTCGAGCATTTGAAATGTTCGGTAACGCAATCATGGTTGTCACTGGGCCACTAGGCGTACTGATTGGCATGCTACGCAAGTTAGATAGTTTGCGTGAGAGTCTTGGCGGATTTGATTTAGGCGGTATAAACATTCCTGGATTTGCTGACGGTGGAATTGTTACAAAACCTACTTTGGCAATGGTTGGCGAAAAAGGCCCAGAAGCAATCATTCCGTTGACTGGCCCTAATGCTGGTGCAGGTATGGGCGGTGGCGGTGGCGTAACAGTTAATGTCACTGGCGGTCTTGCGACTAGCGCTGAGATAGGTCAAGCGGTGGTTAATGCTTTGCGCGCATATAACAGGTCTGCTGGGCCTGCCAATATCCAGGTGGCGTAGTGGCTGGCGTTGCTGTTGTCGGGTCTGGTAATTATTCGCTAGAGATTGACACAGGCTTTGTGCAGGATGCGTTTATTTTAGATGACGCTGTTGCAGGTGTATTAAACAACACGCAATATGTGCTTAACGGTACGACTAATTATGCAGAGGTGTTAGATGGTTGCACGACTGTTGGTGTTAAGCGCGGTAGGCGCGATCAGGGCGACCAGTTCAGCGCTGGCACAATGTCATTTGTTTTACTAGACACAGACGGTATTTTCAATCCCTTTGATCAGCAGTCGCCCTACTGGGACAGCACTACACAAAAGCCAGGACTAGCGCCAATGCGCAAAGTGCGATTGTCTCGATACAGCAACACAAATGTTAAAGAGTATTTGTTTACTGGCTACATTGTAAATTATGACTACAACTTTGCATTAGGCGGTATTGACACGGTAACTGTTTATTGTGCAGATGATTTTTATTTACTGGCACAAACCTATCTTGCAGAATTTAATGTAAGCGAACAGTTAAGTAGCGCTCGACTTAGCGCGGTGTTAAACCGACCTGAGGTAGATTTTCCTATTGCCCAGCGCGACATTGCTACAGGCACACAAACTCTCGGCGGTGCAGCTGCCTACACAATCCCAGACGGAACAAATGTTTTAGAATATTGCTCGCGCATACAACTTGCAGAGCAAGGCAGATTGTTTATGTCTCGAGATGGCGACCTTGTGTTTGATGCAAGGCTCGGCAACACGCTGTCAGGCTCGGTCGCAGATTTTCACGATGACGGGACAAACTTTAAATACAACGGTGTTGGCATAACATTTGAGGCAGATCAGGTAGTTAATAGAGCATCAGTAACTATTGTTGGCGGTAACACGCCACAAGTAGCAGAGGACTTAACTAGTCAGGGCGTGTACTTTATACAAACTGAAAGCATCACAGAATCGTTGCTACATAATAACGCTGCAGCGCTGTCGCTGGCAGAGTATTTGTTAGAGGGTGAGCCTGAGGCGCGCTATACAAGTGTTGAGACACAGTTCAACATGTTGACTACAGCACAGCGCGACACACTGGCAACGATAGATATTGGCGACACGATCACGGTAGAAAAGACTTTTACTAGCGGTGCTGGCACAACAGAATTAGCGCAAGAATTGGCTATTGAAGGTATCGAGCACAGCATTAACATCAGCAACGGTCACAGGATTGCGCTGTTTACTAGCCCTACCACGATCGTCTTTGAGCTAGTTTTAGACGATTTAATTTTTGGGGTCATCGCCCCATCAGACAATGTATTAGGTTAATCTAAGGAGAATCATGACCACACGCCCAGTTTTCGTCGCATCACAAGTGCTCACAGCAAGTGAACAAAACCAACTTGCCACAGCAATTATTGCTATCAACGCCCAGACAGGCACGACTTACACAACGGTATTGACTGATGATGGCAAATTAATTACCTGTTCAAATGCGTCAGCAATAAGCGTTACTATTCCGCCAAACTCATCAGTGGCCTACGGAATTGGTACACAACTAAACTTTGCACAACTTGGCGCAGGACAAGTCACACTTGTTGCAGGTTCAGGTGTCACGCTCAATTCAAGTGGCGCAAAACTTAAACTAAAAGATCAGTACTCGGTAGCAACATGCGTTAAAACTGACACAAACACATGGTTTGTTGTCGGTAATTTGTCGGCATAAATTATGCAAATTCTCGCAGGCGTTGGCGCTGCACCAGTGCTAATAAATTATTTGGTTGTTGCTGGCGGTGGCTCGGGCGGTCAAGAAAATTTTAGCACTGGCTGGGCTGGTGGCGGTGGTGCTGGTGGCATGAAGTCGGCGGTAGGCGCTGAAATTGAATTGACTGGCAGTTACACAATCACTGTTGGCGCTGGCGGTGCACAAGTCGGTGCAGGCTCGGTTGGTAATGATGGCAACACATCGTCTATTAGTGGCACAAATTTATCTGTCTCAACTACTGGTGGCGGTGGTGGTGGCGGTGGCGGTAGCGGTGTTTGCTCAGGTCGTAACGGTGGCTCGGGCGGTGGCTCGGGCGCTGTAACTGGCGGTAGTGCAGGTACGGGTGTATCTGGTGAGGGTAATGCAGGTGGTGCGCTTTATGACTCGGGCGGTAGCGGTACAGCGGCTGGTGGCGGTGGCGGTAAAGGCGCTGTCGGTTCGCAAGGTAATTTTGTTAGCGGAAACATTTTTGGTGGCAACGGCGGTGACGGTGCATTATATAACGGCGTTTACTATGCAGGTGGTGGCGGTGCATCAATGGCAAACACATCACAAGGCACTACTTACGGTAAAGGCGGTTTAGGCGGTGGCGGTAATGGCGGTATCCAATCGCCAAACACTGCACCAACGGCAGGTACAGCAAACACTGGTGGCGGTGGCGGTGGCGGTGTAAACAATTTTGCTGGCGGTCAAATTGGTGCAGCTGGCGGTAGTGGTGTTGTAATAATTGACGCAGGCAAAGCAGCGGTATCGACTACAGGTTCACCTACAGTGTCGGGCACGATCTACACATTTACTGGCTCAGGAACGATCACATACTGATGGCCTACTACGCACAAATAGTTAACGACTTAGTCACTGAAGTGATTGTTGTTGCAGACGGTGTACCAGACGGTGCACAATTTGCGCACGACCTACTAGGTGGCGTGTGGGTGCAAACATACATGGATAACCCTGACAAAAACTTTGCAGCAATCGGCTACACATACGACACAGTAAACGACAATTTTATTGCAATACAGCCATACCCATCGTGGGTGCTAAACAGCAAAGATCAGTGGGAAGCACCGATACCACAACCACCAGCACCACCACAAACATTGTGGAATGAGGAAACTGAAACATGGCAACCATACGCGCAACACTAATTACATGCTGTGTACTGTCGGCGTGCTCATTTACTAAAACAAATAACACAACTATCTATCAAAACAAAAACACAACCATAGAAAGGCCATGCCAAAATGTCACTGCGGACAGGTGCGAAATTAGAAAATGAGGCGTTGCACGCTCGACTAGTTTTTACAGTCGGCGTAATCATGGCAGTCACATTTATGATCATGGTTGTCGGCTTGCTGTTTGGCATGCTATTTGTAAACATGCCTGCAGAACTATCACCATTAGACGGAAGCATTGTTGACCTATTGAGCACCATTAGCGTATTTTTGACAGGCGCGCTATCTGGCCTAGTTGCATCTAACGGTATAAAAAAGAATCAAAAAGCAGAAACAGAGTGAAACCTTACACAATCACTGCAGCGCCAGTAGTTGCTAAACCTTTAGCAGGCATGAACTTGTGGATTACACGCGCTGTCTATCATTCAGATAAATCGTTGTGGAATAACGGCAGTTGGGTTGTGCGCGATGTACGAGGCAAACCTGGCATTGTGTCTAATCATGCAAAAGGCGTTGCTTGCGACTTTTCGTATCGTTGGATGTCGGCAACAAATAAAGGCAGGCAAGACGGTCGCAAAGTATCGCTTGCATACATGAACAAATTATTAGAGAACGCCGACACGCTTGGCATAGAGCTAGTAATTGATTACGCGCTGAACAGGTCTTGGAAATGTGATCGCGCTACTTGGAAGGCTGGCACATTTGAGCCTGGCGATTGGTGGCATGTCGAGGTAAACCCAGTGATAGCGCACAGCGAGGAACTTGCAAAACAGGCTTGGAATAAGGTGTTTGGGCTAATACCTGCGGTGGTTAAAAAACCTGTGTAAGGTGGTTACCGACCGAGAAAGTCGAGGCTACTTATGCCAACCATCATCAAAGCAATCATCGCATTTGCGTTATCTGCAATCGGGCTAGGTGTTAGCCAGATACCTGTACCGATAGAGCCAGTAATGACAAACCAATTTGTAGAGCGCTACGACGCTGTAGGCGGTTTTGGGCAGACTATGGCGACCATTTACCGTCATGTGCCACCAGTGACCACCACAACGCCTGTAAAGCCTGTTTACAGGCATGGTGACTGTTCATGGCTACCACCAGTTGCAATGCAGGCAGGCTGGTCTGCAGAGCAAATACCACAACTAACAAAATACGCATTGCGCGAGTCGGGTTGTTGTCCTAATCGGGCTGGCGGTGACAATGTAGATAAAAACTGCAACATCACTGGCGTATCAGACTGGTCGCACAGATCAGACTCAGGCCTTATGCAAATAAACGGTGTTCATTGGATGCCTACTCACGCACAGTATGACGGCCTTGTATGTAAACAAATGGCAATATGCACACAAGAGCCACTACTAGACGCGTTAACTAATTTGCGCGCTGCACGACTGATCTACAGTCGAGTGGGCTGGTCTGCGTGGGATATCTGCCATAGAGAAAAGAATTGCAAATGACCGTAGAAAACTTGGCATGGTGGATGATTGCTTGCGGATTAACTCTGCGACTACTCTCATATATCCTGTTCAAAATATAAACCTAAACAGAAAAGAGAAAGCAATGACCGAGAACGAATACAACGAAACATTTGATCTACAAATGGAACGCGAACACCAAGAAACACTTAGGCGCATGCAAGAGTTTCGTCTAATAGGCGAACAGATCAGCAAGATGCCAGACACGCCACCAAAAGTATTAGAGATTGAGGTGCGGTATCTCATGGGCATTATTAAAGAACTAGAAACACGCATAAAAGATTTAGAGTCGGAAGTGCGCCGACTAGAAAATTGGATTAGTCGTGGATAATCAACTACAAATGTTTGCACCATCAATCGGCCTAGGCGGTACATACGAGCGCCCAGCAATAAATCGTGACATAGTAATTATTGCGCGCGAAGCAAAACAGACAAGCGTTGACGCTGCACTAAAAGCAAAACCTAAAACAGGCAAAAAGCGTCAGCGAGTACACGCCTACCTACTTGGTCGGCCTGCAACAGATGAGGAAATTGAGACAGCGTTAAACATGTCAGGCAACACGGTACGACCGACTAGAGGCACACTAGTTAAAGACGGGCATGTGATTGACAGTGGCATTAGGCGATTAACACGCGCTGGTAATCAAGCAATCGTTTGGCGGTGTGTATGAGACGCAGTTACGACCCTAGTTATGGCAGTCGAGAGCAGTTAAAAGATTCTGCAGAGCGAAACATGGCGATAGCGCGAGAGCGTGACACATTAAAAGCAGAAAACGCAGAACTAACAGAACGACTTAACGAATTGACAGCCTTACTTAAATTCTTGACGGAACAGAATTTAGACGAGCGATCATGACAGAATTTAACGAAGAACAAACAACAAATTTATACTTAATAGAGCAACTAGTGTTGGCACGCAAATACAACGAAGTGTTAGAAGCACGAGTCATTGAATTAATGGCAGACCTACGCCAAAGTAGTCAGTTGCTTGATGCATGCAGGGCTTACATGTCATGAACGCATTCAACTTAGGCGACTATGTAGATGTACCAGCACGAGTCAAAATGCTGTTTGAACGATGGCCCAATGCGCGCATAGTTGAGTCATTGCCACAAATTAGAATGTTTGACGGTCGCGAATGGATTGAAGTGACAGTCACAATACATTTAGGCGATGACACTGTCCCAGTAGTCGCCAGCGCATGGGAACCCAAAGGGTCAACTAGCTTTACACGCGACAGTGAAATGATGAACTGCAGCACATCGGCGGTTGGCAGGGCTTGCGGACTATTAAATCTCGGCATAGGTAAATCAATAGCGTCACGCAATGAGGTACAGGCGCGCCAACCAGGGCATTTAGCAGAGGTAAAACCCATTCGAGACGATGTTGAGCAACCATTTGGTGACACCATAGACAGCAAACAGTATGCATCACCTAAGCAGCGCGGAATGATACGCGCACTGGCATTTGAGAAAAAGATTGGCACAACAGAGCTAATGCCATACATAAACAAAGTGTTAGATAACAAATACTCAAGCATTGAAGCATTAACAAAGCAAGAGGCATCACAAGTTATTGAGTCGTTGCAGACTTAACATACCGTTGACATACCGAAAACTAATGACTGGCACGACCTACAGCGGTGCAACGCTGACTGGTAACACACGGAAAGCGTGGGTAGATGATCTATGTGGCAACACGGGGTCAGGCAAATAGATAACAGTTAAGGGAATGCGATTGAAGGCAGCGCATGGGGGGTTATCGCACTAGGTCTAAACGGCACACTAGTAACATTGAAAACAAAACAAACAACAGATCGAGGCGGACATGAAACATCACCAACCACAAACGACAGCAACTGAGCCTGCGAAGGCGCTAGCCCTATGAGCAAACAACACAAAGACCCCAGGTACCTAAAAAACAGGGGGGTAGTACTTAAAGAACAGCCAGTGTGCACAGTGTGCAACAAAGCCAAGTCAACACAAGTAGATCACATCACACCAATAGACGCAGGTGGCGGACACGAACTAGAAAACCTACGCGGGATATGCGCACCATGCAACAACAAACTTGGACACCTATATGTCGCACAACGAAACAACAACCGACAAACAATAAGGGCAGACGCATTACGCGATCACGGAATCGAAATAAAACAAAAAACAAAACCAGTTTTTTATGAACAAACGGAATTCGC